CTAAAACAACTAACCAAATGACAAACATACTCCGCGAAATACAGTACGACTTCATGAGTGCCACCACAACATCAGAGGTCGATCATTTAGTTTTTCAATACAGCGAGATACTAGATGAGAATCCTAGCCTTTACAAGTTCCCTCGCAATGCTCGCAAAAGGATCCATAACCTCCGCAGGGAGCGAAAAGATAGTTTTAAACTTCAGCTGAATTGATCATGGAAGAATACACACTCACAGAAGATGACCTCCAGGCAATGGAGTAAAGGTTAAGAATAATCAAGTTACTTGAGGAGGTATGAACCAGTATCAGGTCGGGATATTTGCCTATTTTGAATTTGTCATTGAGGCTAAGGTAAAAGCCAAAGGTCATTTATCAAATACTAAATACCCGCAATCTGGTTATTACCTGATCTCAAGGGTTGAAAAGAACTTCATCAGCTTGCAAGAGGAAGAAATTGAGATACCAGTCGCAAAAAAGAATATAATCAAATATGAACCTGTAAATAATTTTGATAAGTCGAAAATAATAGTTTAATTTTGTGCAATGGTTAAAGAGTGCATATATTACGATTCTGATCCGGACAAGAGTTGGAAATATCGTATAGATGTTCTTTATATCAAGCGAGAACATCGCCGGATATTGAACGTCAGACCACTTGTTTATCCTGATAGAAACGGATTGATTTTTTTATTTGTTTTGAAAGTAATGAGTAACTGATGGCAGCTCCAAAAGGTAATCAATATTGGAAATTAGCTCATGATTGGAAAAAGCCAAAGAGATACCAGCCTGATGAGTTGCTTGAAAAGGCTAAAGAGTATTCTGTATGGTGTGAGCAAAACCCTTTATTTGAACTTAAAGTCTTTGGTACAGGTGTAAAAATAGAAGTACCTAAAATGAGAGCAATGACAATTCAAGGCTTTTGTTTGTTTGCAAATATGGCCCCTTCAACATGGAAAGAGTATGATAAACAAGAAGCGTATTCGTCTATCATTGCACGTGTGAGAGAGTTATTTTTTGCTCAAAAGTTTGAAGGTGCAGCGGCTGACCTACTTAATCCGAATATTATAGCACGTGAATTAGGACTTGCGGACAGGTCAGAACACACCGGGGCAGACGGAAAGGACCTGATACCGCCAAAGATAATATTTAAAGATTTTAAGAATGACTGACATTGAAATATCAAAGAAGTTTAAGCCGCTTTTCAGTCTGTTTGATGAAAAGTATTATCCTGAAATTGATACTGTCATTATTACTGGCGGACGTTACTCACTCAAATCATATACAGTTTCAATCTTCGCGCTCGTTGCACTCGTTAATTACCGTTGGAATACACTATACACCCGTTTTACCAATATGTCTATTGTTGACAGTGTAAAGCCGGAGGTAAGTGATAAGATTGAATTACTCGGCATGGGTGGAATTGTAGCAAATCTGCAAAACCATATTGAGTTCGGGCAAAACAAAATATCATTCAAAGGGATTAAGACCGGATCACTGGGGCAGACAGCAAACCTTAAATCATTATCAGGCTTTAACGTGTTCATCAATGATGAGGCGGAAGAATTACCAGACTACAAGACGTTTAAAAAGATATTCTATTCAATCAGGTCTGCAGACAAAAGGAACCTGACAATCTTAATCCTGAACCCGACCACTAAGGAACACTGGATATTTAAAGAGTTCTTTGAAAAGAAAGGACTAACAGGCGGGGATAACTGTATTAAGGGTAACGTGATGTATATTCATTCTTCATACTTAGATGCTGATCAGGAACGCATCCCAAAGAATATACTTAGTGATTACCTGAGATTGAGGGAGACCGATTCGAAAGAGTATGAGAATATTGTACTTGGCGGATGGATAACCGAACTGGAGGGGCAGGTGTTCCCGGAAAGTTCAATAAAGAAATACAAAGAGTTTCCTGAGAATATGGAATACTTTACAGTTGCCTTTATTGACTCCGCTGACGGGGGAACAGATCACTTTGCCATGCCTATTGCGAGGGTGTATGGTGATAGAGTATATATCACTGACTGTATTTTTGATCAGTATAACCTGACTATTCAAGAGGGGCAGGTACAGAGCAAAGTTAAAGAGCATCATATCTCTGTAATGGCAGTTGAAACTAACTCATTCGGGGCTTACTTCACCCGAAGGCTAAGGGAGCTGTTAAAGGGTGTAGAGATATTCGGGCAGTACCAGAAGGCTAATAAGATGGGGCGGATCCTTGCAAACTCAGGACTTATAAAAACATACTTCTACTTTCCTGAGAAGCCTAATGACACGCTTCAATTATTTATGAATCAGGTGTTTTCTTTACTTAAAGACAGTAAAGATAAGGATGATGCACCGGATAGTTTGGCGGGTATGTGTGCTTATTTAGAGAAGTTCCACGGATTATTTAAAGATTAAATGTTTATTTGCTTAATAATATTAAAAACGTAACGAATAAAACAAAACAGTCTGTAAGTATGATAACCATAAAAACAGGAAATAGAAAGTTAAAGATGATTTACTCATGGGAGCTTATGACATTGCAGGATTTCTGCAACCTTGCTTCTATTCCTATTCCTTTGGCTTATGAATCATTTATTAAGGCTGATGGATCCTTCACACCGGAGACAGTTGATAAGTACATTGAGGATATGGCAGCCATTACAGATGAGCAGATGAATGTCGAGTTTCCGGCTTATTACCGGAAAGTGATCAGCTGTTTAACTGACATCCCGGAGAGGGCATTTCTTAACAAAGATCAGATAAATGACATTTACGCATTCTTAAAGCCGTTTGTTGTGTCATTGATTTATCACGTACCGTTTGTTAATTTCTATGGATCACTTAAGGAATACACACCGGACAGGTTAAAGAATAGCTTTGAGATTGGCGGGGATACTTATTACATACCTGAAAGCGTGCAGATATTAGATGAACTGGTACCGCTGGCAAAGGAGCAGATGATAACCTACTGCGAGGCTGGGGACTTGTTTAAAGGGATGCGGATAAGTAGAGAGGACGTTAACCGATTGGCCTTATTCATGGCTATTTACTGCCGGAAGAAAGGTGAGCAGTACAGCGATACCCTTGCACTCGAAAGAAAGGATCTGATGTTACAGGCTCCAATGTCAGTTGTTTGGGCGGTTTTTTTTTGCATTGTGACGCGGCTCAAAGGCTCTTCAGAGACAATCCGATTATTTGGAAAGTATCCACGAACAATGGAAGAAAACGTGTTGGAGGCGCGAGCTTACAAAAGTATGGTAGCAGGGGGCTTATCTATGAGTGTGCCGGGTACGGCGGTTATGGCACAGTGAAACAGGTTGAGAGGGAAAATGTGTATGAGATTTATAACTATATAGCATTTCAGAGAGCAGTTAATGAACAGAATAATTGAAAAGAAAGCACAGGTTAAAATCTTATATCACATTATGGATAGATTCTGCAACGGTGAATTACCGGAAGCAGGACGGAGAGCAGTAAGAAGTTTGATTGCAAATTTAAATAAAGAAATAGATGACATTAGCAGCATTGAAAACAGTACTTCAGACATTGACCGGGACGGCAATCGGGCAGGTGTTTTTTGACTGGCAAGAGTATTTGAATGATACACGCACCAAAACTTATCCGTGTATCCTCTGGTCGCTTGGAGGTGCAAAGTTCACAGAGGATAAACGCACTTCCACGATTCAAAAAGAGAAGGAACTAATAATAACACTCTTTGCCATTGCTAAGTTCAATGGATCAACACAAAATAAAATAACCGTTTGGGATACTCTGGAAGGTCAACTGAATACCTATCTTAACGTAATGAACGCAAAGACAAATATTAAGATTCTGAATATTGATCAATTGAAAGGTGAGTATGTCCCGGAGTGTATGATCTCAGCCGATTCAGAGATTGGAATAATGTTAACAGATGTTAAACTGATAATGTACTGTTCATGATTGCAACAGATGTCGAACGGGTGCAGCAGGTATTAACCGAGGCCTTGATGGATGAATTCGAAGCTCAAGGGCATTCTATGACCGGTAAGCTGATCAAAGATATTGAGTATCAGGTAAAGCAGGAGACGGATAAACTGACCATTGCGGGCTTTATGTATGGTTATGGCAATATACTTGCAGCAGGAACTAGCCTCAAAGATACCGTTTTCAGGACGTACAGGCAATGGGGGGACGTCTCTCTATATTCAGGCCCTACAGAACTATGCTAAACAGAGAATGAACATACAAGACGAAAAGAAGTCGCTTTCAGTTGCTTTCGCAATTGCACACACACAGAAGAAACACGGGATGCCGACACCAGGCAGTTACAAATACAGTTCATCCGGCAAACGTACTGAGTTTATTGAGGATGCTTTCAAGATGGGAGAGGATAAGATAAACGAGGCTATCAGTGATATGGCATTCAATATGCTGACAGTTAACATAGATGTTTTAATTAAAAAATGGAATTATGAGCTTAACAGTTAACGCAACTCCGAATAACATTGATAACTCAGCTGCATTTAATGTGACTACTTCCCTCTCGGAAGATGCTTCACACGTAAACCTCAGAGTACGCTGCGATGTTACTGTTTCCGCTGTCGTGGTGGCCTCTGTTGAGAAGCCTAAAGGCATTGCAGACTTTGACCTGAGTGAGATCCTTAAAGCTCACGTGTCCGGCATATCCTTTGCCCGCAATTCAGGAGCTTTGTATGCTGTTACAGGTGGCTCTCCGCTTGTGGCCTATACTGTTTTATTTACTGAGGTATTTGAAAACTCATCAGGGGTTACAACTACAGACGACACGGATAACGCTTCGGGTGCCACTTTCCGCTATGTACCTGCAAAGGGAAACGGAACGGCATTCACTGAATTTGTTTTACATGATGATACTTGTTTTTTTGCATCAGAGACGCTCAGGAATAATGTTGCAAAGTTTGTTTCCGGCTTTGAATACTGGCTCACTTTCTTTACTGAGGTTGCACACGTGGAACTATTCTACTCAAAAGATGGGGGGGATTATGACCATGCGACACATTTTGACCCGACGGATAATTGGGGTGTTATCATTTTGAATGTTGATGAGATATTCGCCGGAGTTACTTCTAATGTCAGAATACAGCTCGGAGAGGTAGGCGGTGCAAAGATCAGCGAGGTAATAACTATTTACTTGGAAACTACTTGCAATACAGAGCGGGTAATTCTTGAATATGATGGGTTGCTGGGTGGCAAAGAATATACAGTGTTTGAAGGGTTAAATGATATTGATTTCACAACCGGAAGGGAATATTATAAAACTTCAACAAAAAATAGAAAAGCACTTTTATATGAGGGTGTTAACAGGCAAAAACTTGAAACGGTTTTTAAAGACTATGCAAAAACTGCCTATCTAAAATCATTGCTGATGTCTGAAACTGTTAAGAGGCTCGAATCAGCCTATGCCACTGCAACGGATGTAACGGTACTGTCAGAGAGTGCGACAATAACAAAGCAGGATCTATTCGTTAATCAAATAGAAGTCGAATATGCTTACTAAACTATACATAGGGACTGAGCTGGCTGATTATAATGACAGGTTCAATGTTCTCTTTTCTATCGGAGACATCCGTAATTCAGATATAGGGAATAACAACAAGTCTTATACGCTGAGCCTCCCGAACACAAGAACGAACAGGAATCTACTGAAACATATTAATCAGCCGGACTCGGTAAGTGAACCTGATTCATTGGGACGGTTATATCTTGGAGAGATATTGGTTATATCAGGCAAGGTTAAGGTACTTGACCACAACGACACATACACCAAGATAATCATTGATTCGGACGGTTGGATTGACGGCATCAAGGATAAGAAGTTGACAGATCTTGACTTGTCAGCGTACGACCACACTTTTTCGGCTGCAAATATAGAGGCG